TATGAGTACATTAAATGAGACAATAAATCATAAGTTTTCCACACAATACACAGGGTTTTCCACACCTATTGTGGAAAAGATAAAACACTTAACTATATTTTTTAATACATTTAATATAAAAAAAGAGAGGTTTTATCCTCTCTTAAGTGTTATTTTAGATCAAAACTTTTCCATCCATTGTTTAATCTTATTGAATGCAGTCTCTTGGTCACTACATTTACACTTGCGAAACTTAGCAGTATTTAATCCTTTGGAGATTAACTCTAGTTTACCATCAGCAAGACAGAAGATTCCATACCTTGAGTTATGGAAGATACCGTTAATCCATGATTCTTGAGCATCAGCACTTACCTTGAAAAAGGTAGAAGTGTGATTGCCAAGAGTGCTATTGTCGATGTTAATGTAAGGAAAAGTCATGAGGTCAAACGTGGCGCACAGTGAAACGCTTATGGGGAACTTGATAATACTTTAGTTCCTCAATGATTTGATTAACTAGATTGTTCATTTGACGATCACGACCACGATTAGATTTTGTTGCTTTCAGTTGACGATACTCAACAATGGTATGAACATCACCATTGGGTTCGATTCGATCAAGTTCGATGCAGTAGCGATTCATAGTTTTGATGTTAGATTAGGTTGAACGTTTGATGATTCAGAGAAAGGGAATGTTCAGTTCATTGCGATTGTCACATGATGTCCAGACATCGTAGAAAGAATCCCATGCGGTTTCGTTATCAACAAAGGAGTCAATTTCAAGCATCTCACATACCCAATCGTATGCCATATCGATGTCGGCATTTGTATCATCGACGAAGACGCACATTTGCCCCATGATGTCATCCCATTTTGCCTGTTGTTCAGATGGAATGAGAGAGAAAATTGTAGTTGCCATGAGTTGCGTTCCTTTGACTCTTCTAAATTACAGGAGATCGGGGTGCTGTGCCTATTTTGTGTGTAGGTTGTCCAACTGGCACATCGTTACATTTCCAGGTTCCAATCCTTATCATGATGTAGATTAACCCAGAAAAAGTTCTTGCCATTGAGTGAACGTAAAAACACACGATCACCTTTGTTTTGTTCAATCACACACTCCGATTCTTGTCTCATTAAGTTACAGAATCGGTTGCGTGCTTTCTTGCTCTTAGGTGTTACAAATGCAGTCATGATCAGTTGAAGAAAGTGTTTGCTTTTTTGAACTTTGCAACTTGAATAGGATTAGTTGCATCGACAAGTACAGGTCGCAAAATAACATCAATGCTCTCGATTGTTGGATTGTGATCCTGCCACACTTTGAGACCACCACCACTCATCTTGAACCTTCTCTCAGAATCAATCCTTGCTTCAATAGTTTTGAACTCTGAAGCAACAGTTCCATCCTGAAAGTTGAACTTAGTTTCCTTTCGGAATGTGGTGCGGTGTGAACCGTGAATCGGAAGAAGTTGCATTGGGGTGTTCCCTTCGACTCCTATAGAATCCCATAGATCGCTGCCCAGATCAAGCGAAAGTGGACGATATTTCAACCGTCCACCTATACCTTAGTTTGTAACTGTTTCCATGAGATCTTTACTCAGTTCATCAACATCTAACTGCATTTCAGTTAGTGTTACATTGGACCACTCATCTTCAACCATGTCTCCATCTACATCATACAATCGTGAGATCCAATAATCATAGTGCATCCCACTTAGTTCAGAAAGATTAGCAAATGCAGTGCTAATCTGCTCGTTGATGTTCATCACAGTTTCAGACATTGGATTGTTCACTTGATTGTACTTTTGAAACTAGTTTGCATCATATTTGGTGATGCAATCGCTGTACCTGTTGAATCTGTAATCGAGTCGCCGTTTCTACAGTGTGATTGATGAGATTAGCACCTATCACTGTAAACAATACTAAAAGTGCGATTCTCATCGGATCAATAATGGCAACGAGCACCAACGTAGTTGAAATCTTCTAGAGGATCATAGTTGTCATCTTCTTGACTCGATTCAGCATTCAGAATAGAATCAATCGTTTCCAACATTTGATCACCAGTCTTGCACTGACGAATCATGCCCAGCATTACTTCACGAGAAAACATAATCAAAAATGCAATGGTTTAATGGTCAATGTGTGGGACTTACATGATAAAATCAATGCCCAATCAATCTATGTGTAACTTAATAAATCCACCCGCTCAGGGCAGGCATAATACCCCGTCTTTGGGGTAACATTAACTGTTCAATCATTTCTTCCTCGATGTTATTAATCCAGACATTTAATTCTCCTAAATCGATTCTTTCGAACCTATTAACATCGTATTCTTTAGTGAAAGAAACGACAATTTCCGAACACTGATTACCGTAATAGAATGCAAACATTAATGCTTGCTGCCAGGACACGGTTCCGGCAGCATCCGGAATGGGGTAAAGGTCACTCGCCAATGGTTCAAGGATCATCGTAGAGTCAGTCATCGGTTCAGGTGTGCTGGTTTGACTTTGTTATTCTACAGGATAGGAACGGGCAACCGTGGAAGATTGCCCGTCTTGTAACATGCTGTAATACTGTTACATAAGAGGGGGATTAGTCCCCTTAAGTGTTAATCAGTTAGATCGTTCCACCACTGATCCCTTGCCGCCCAATAGGCGTAAACCTTACGCCTGATGCGCTTGCACCTTTCCTGCCCCAGTCCGGGAGCAATGCCCTGATGATCAGGGCATTTCTGGGAGAAAGAGTCTTTCTGGTGATCCCACGCCCGGATGCGGACATAGACTTCGTGATTTTGCTTTCCCCACTCCCGGATGCGGGCAACTTCTGCCTGCGCCTCCTCCTTTGAGGCGAAGAGGGTGTCGGATCCGCTCAGGGATGACTCTACAACAAAAATCATGATTCGGGTGCTCCGGTGTGGTTCTTCTAAAGTATAGCAGGTTTGGAAGGCATTGCTGCCCTCCAAATCTTAAGAAAATCAGATCATCCTACGATTGCCGCCATCAGTCTGTCTCTCTTGCGTGGAGCAATGGAGAACCAGAGATCCCTTTTACCGGTCTTGTCGTTGCGGGTCGCACCGATTGATCTTTGGGTTTCAAGGTCAACTAAGAATGTTACTTAGGTGAGTAAGTTCCCATATGATCACCTAATTCTATCACTGTATGACCTAGGTAATCTTCAACCCAGACAATAGAATTAAATTCTTCGTACATTGAATATGCCACATCGATAGCATGTTCCTGAGAAGCACAATTCTCAGTTTCATTAAACTCAGGGCAGTGAACTGTGTAAACCAAAATCGAACTCGTTTCTTTGACTCTTTAATAATACACGATTTTGAGGTTCGTGCCGAAACCTTGTGACACTTTACCGATTGGGAGGCATCTGACCTGAGTATCATTTAGTGACACCACAGTTAGTGTTACTTAACCTCACCGAGTTCTGTATCAATAGCATCCCAAATTGCCTGATAGATGAAATCGTAGTCTTGCAAGTTGATTAACACATTCTCACAAACTTCTTTGGGTTGTTGTACTTCATCTCCATTATCATCATACTTTACAACATCTTCGCTAGTGTAAATCCAACCCGCACAAGGTGCATCTTCACCTTGCTCTTCGATGAGACTTTGCACCTGTGATTGCAGTGCTTTGAGTGTGTAGAACTGATTTGCCATGATGTTGTTAGATAGTGAAGGGTTGGTTAGTATTAGTTAAAATTAATGATTATTGGATTGTCGTCAATAATGACGAAAAACATTGTGCAAGGTTGCAACTTATCATCAATGATAAACTCATCAATGATATAATCACAAGTGACCTCAAACTCTTCTGCGAGGTCACTGATTTTCAGATCCATTTCAGTCATTTTTTCTCATTAAGATGATTAAACCATGGAGAGAATAGTGCTAGCATTGCCCACGCAACGCCAGCACTTATGATGAGAAAGTATATCATCGAATGTAGAGATAAGAACCTGCCCAGTCAGCATTCTCCAGCAACCACTCACGATCTTTAATCAATCGCAGGTCATAACGAACACCTTTAGCAGGAGACTTGATGCTGGCAGGTTTATACACTTCACCAGTCTTCTTATCAACGAAGGCATGAACAGATCGAGAACCATTGGCACTCATCATGATTTTGTGATACTTACGTCCACTCTCAACAGTGAACTCGTAATCACACTCACCATTCTTCAGGTCGGTAATGCAGGCATTGTGATAATCAACGCTATCACCACGCTCTACATTACGTTGATGAGATTTGATGCTGTAATCAATGTAGTTCTGGCGCAGAGCATCACACAGCATCAGACAATGCTTGGTGACATTCAGTTGAATAGTGTTACGAGCATCTTGCTGAGCAACGTATTCGGAGAAGGTTTCGGTGATCATTGGAGATGTCTCCTGTGTTGATGTAATCAGTATAGGGTAGAAATGCGATCAGCAGATGCCCTGCTGTGCAAGTTCTTCATCCGTCACAAGACCCACATCCACCAGATACTCTTTCTTAGAAAAAAGTCCACCCTTAAGACACTTGTTTTCATCATACTCTTTGGACATACGAACACAACGGAGGTTCAAAATAGTATCATAACAAAGTTTGTTCATGTCCTTTGTTTCTTCAGCAGGCAACCATGCTTGTGCGACTTCATTAAACTTCTCACCCACAAGTTCTTCCAGGAGCGAGAGTTGATCTTCAGTGAGATTAACAGTGAGCATGGGGTGAAATCCCGACGACTCCTATAGTATTGCAGAAATCAGGGGAAATATGGATGAATAGTGGGCGGTTTGGGAAGTGTCCTATTATTTTTTGATAGTTGATAACCTTCCTTAATCGCCTGCATGATAATGTTATCGTAAGAGTGAGAATGCAGAGGAATGTGACGATGAACAAGATAGTCTTCACAGTCTTCTGCTAGACATTCTTTCTGATCGTGGGTCATGTTGTCTAAAAATGTACGGTCAATCATAGGATTAAAGATGCCCAACGATTTATATTACTATTATAGTATTGATTGATCACATTTGTGGCAGTTTCGTTACATTCAGAATCACTAAATCCCCACTTTCGATGATTATTATATAAAAACCGATAAATCCGCTTCTGAGCAAGCACTGGACTGTTTGTCGTGTTCAGAATCTCAAGAAATTCATTGTTGATACTTTCAATGACAGAATCGGGAGTGTCAATATAGCACTCCCACTCACTACGCTTTACTTGCAGTTGATCTTTGGTGATAATCATACCATCAACGCTCCACTAGGGATTTCAACAGGTTCTGGTGCTAAAGTGTCATCAAACTGGTGCATATCATAGGCAAACCAGTTACCATCACGGAAGATGTAAGAGTATTCTTCACCCATAGAGAAGAACTCTTCCATATCTTTATCCAAACGAGGAGGGCAATGTTCACCACGGGCAGCATAAGTCTCAGGACCATACTTCTGTCCATCAGTGCGAGGTTGTCCCCACACTTTATCAGTCCAACAGATAGACATATCACCACCATCAATCAACTCTTCCACCAGTTCTCTGGTGTTGTAGTGTGTCTCTAGAATACGACCCAACCATTCAGGATAACCATTCCAGTGATGATAGACAGAAAGAATGGATTGGTCAGAGAGTTCGATACCGATTCGTGAGCGAGTTCCCATGATTTGCAAGAATAAAGTGAATGAAACTAGAGGGCAAATGCCCTACTCAGATAGCAGAAGCACCAAAAGAAATCCAGAAAGCAAGGCGCAGAGTGCTTGCTTTGCTGACTGCTTGAGCACCACGACCTGCTGCAAGTGCAGCACGTTTCAGTTCTTCGCGGTTAGCATCCTGCTTGTCAGTGATCACGTTGCGAGCAGACTGGAGGGACTGTTGCTTGGTCATTGTTCGGTGTGGTTGTGTGAACTGAAGTAAGTTTAGACCCTATCGGCGGATCTGTTCGGCAGTGAAGGACAGTGCGTCTGCTGTCACATGGCGAACGGGACGCAGTGGTTCCCAAAAAAAATATAAAAGACCGACAGTGATTGCGATCTTAAACATTAGTCCGTGATAAAATGATGGTGAGCGTGGTTTGTTTAATGCTGAAAGCATAATCAATACTCTTCAGGACCAAATGCACATTCAAGAGAGAATGCTTCGAGATCGGCATCATCGTCGAAGAAAGGATTAGACTCCCAATCTTCCTCTGTGGGAGCGTAATCATCATATATCATTTCCTCGACCATCAGTTCTTCGACTTGAACTTCATCCAGGTAAGCGTCAGACATGCTCAGAGGTGTGTTGTTGACTCTTATAGTATAAGGCAGGAAGGTGGGTTGGAAGCGCCTTGTGGACGCTTCTAGGACTGTCACAGAGTATTATTCATCATCTCCAAAGATATAACCAACAACCCCAAGAATAAGCAGACCTAAGATTATCCACATAGCAATATGCCAAAATTGAACAATCAAACCAATGACAAATAATACAACTAACAGTGAAAAAACACCTTCAGAAGAACTAGAACTTGAGGATGATCGAACTTCTCTCAGATTCCAAACATCTGTAGATCCATAGATTTGCTCGATTTGCTCTTTTGCACCATGGAAAGTGTTAGACTGAACTCTAACTTTTTGTCTTCCAGATGCAGATCCTAACCATGCTTCACCTTCCCAAGTTGCCATTACAGAATCACCTCAACCTTATCTAGAATCTCACCTGCACTGATAGATTTACTTGCGGGTTTAATATCTGTTGCTAGAATAGTAAAATCACCAGGAATAAACTTTACTTTTGCTGTTGGTGATTTGGGAGTGTAGTAGATACGCTTCTCTACAGTTTCCCAATCAACTGATGCAATAGACATGTTCTTAGTATCAACCAGTAGCATGTAATCAAAAGTCTTTTCGATTACTTTATTATCAGATTGAAAGTTCTTAAGAACAATGCTCTTGGTAGATCCATTCTTGTTGAACATACCGAGAGCACCTTTCATTTCATATCGAGTACCATCATCTGATGTAAAATCTGTGCCATCAGTATAGTCACCAACATATTTCAGTTGATTATTACTCCATTTGGCAAATGATTTCTCTTGCAACCATGTACGAAAGGTCTTGAAGGTATTAGACTTCATCTGCGTTGTGTTAGTTGCATCTACACAACCGAAAAACTCTTCAAGATTGATTTGTTTGATGTCAAACATAATGTAGTGTGGACAACATAGGTAGATTAGTATGGACGGATGAGTCTGTCAAGGTTTGTAAAGTAGGATTTCACGCGCTTGCTTTGCAGCATATCCTGTTGCTGTTTTCTTCCTACGACCAGCAGTGTATGTGATGTTAAAGTAATGAACATTTAATGACTTTGATTTATCATCAAACCAGTTATCATCTGCACGGTTAGCAACAAAAACTGTATTTTGTGCATCGGCAAAGTCGATAAGGTCTAGCAGTGCCTGCTCATCAAATCCATTGCCATAATCTGCAAAACTATCACGATATGGTGGATCAAAGAAGAAGAAACCATCAGGATCATCAGTTACGGCATCTTTCCAATCACCAGAGCGAATATCTACACTTTGCAGTGCTTGTTTCCACCATAGCATCACAGAGCGATCATAGATCTTATCCTTCTGGTTCAGCAATCCAGCAGGTGTTCCATACCTTCCATTAGTATTCTTGTTCAGTTGATAGATACCATTGAATCCAGTCTTCATCAAAAAATATAGTGTTGCTGCTTCAAATGGTTTGCTCCATTCTTGATAGTTCCATGCATGAAGATGTCTAATATCAAAATAAAACTTCTTGCGATCTTCTTTGCTCAATGGCAGATATTGAGATTCTAAACTATCGACTCTATCAATAAACTCATCATATTCATTACGAATCGAACGATAGATGTTCATCACATCATCGTTGATGTCATTGATGACAACATTCTTTGGTTTATATGTGTTCATCACATGGACAAACATTGCACCACCACCAAAGAATGGTTCATAATATGTAGAAAAAGGGGCAGATGGCATAAAAGGTGCATAATGTTTTAGCACCTTTGTTTTACCACCTGCCCAGATGAATAAAGGTTTCATTGAGATAGATCTACCGATTGAATACGCTCTGAGAGCACTTCTAGCATTGTATCAGAAATAAACTCTCGTGTAAAGCAGTCTGTATTGTAAAATACAGAGTTATCTCCAGGATTATACTGATTCACTCCTGCAAGATGAGCAACATGCAGGGTTTTGCCAATCGTACCATCATCATATGCACCTTCACCAGTACAGAAAGTGACATAACTCACCTCAGAATTGATCTTTCGGCAAATATAGTTGTTTTTGAACCAGCGTTCGATAGCATTACCTCGATCCTGCTGTTTCTTACCTTCAAACACTGAAATCAGTTTGCCTTTGTAGAACCACAAACCACCATCGGGTTCGCAAGCACCTTTACTGCCAGGAATCTGTGCTTTAGTAAGTCTGATCTGCATAGTTACTTCAGGATAGATCGCAGAAATAATAGGAAGAATAGTTTTCTTCACATGCTTACATTGCTCGTCAAGTTTGCGAGCACGGGCATCAGTTGCAACTGTGCCTGTTTGAATACCACCGTTAAATGTGTAGGTCATAATCAAAGACGATTGGTTGCGGTTTGCCATTGGATCTCTTGGGGTTGGATAACTTGCTCCATACCCCGAGTGTCCATAATAATATACTGGGAGACTACATCAGCAAGTTTAAGTGATGCGCCTGGACCGTTGGCACGATCACCCAGTTCAGCAACTACTTGCACTAGAATCTCATCGTGACGAGGAAGATCCCAGTCGTAAATATACTTTGCCTCCCACCATTTGGTGGTAGTTCCATCACCATACTCATTGGTTGCTTCAAACTCAGGATTTGGTTTGATGTAAGGAGAACCAAGTTGCACCATGCGATAAAGTGCATCGTTTGATAGTGCAAAACCACCAATACAGTTGTTGTAGACGACTTTTGCCATGTGTTTGTGTTGTGTGCTTTGACCTTTTAATAATATCACACTACCGCGACAGCAGGGTGATGAGTGAACAGTTAATCAACTGGCAGAACACCCTTTGATTTTGATTTTCTATGCTTTTCAATAAAGTTTCGTGCAGATTGTTCATTTCTACACACCTTTATTTGTTGACCTTGATGTATTATTACAAGTTTAGATGTGCTTCCCGCTAAAGGAACAGCAGCATATAATGTATCATATTCCCATTTTCCTATAGTAAATCCCTTTGACATATGTTAATGATTGGTGAATACTTAAACATGATCATCGTTTGATAATGGTTTCGCACACTTCACCTTGCTGGAATACAATGTCAAGTGCGTTTTGGATCTTTTTGGCAGTTGTGATGCCAACCTTATCATGGGCAGGAATCACAACTTTACCAAAAGGTTTGCGATAAAGATGGTACTGTCCAGCAGGAATAGTACCATCTCGCATACCTTGAGCATCTTCAAGATGTAGACGCAATGTGCGTCCCACACTTTGAAGAATACCAATGTAGTTCATAGAACGCATGAAAATAACTGCTTCTAGTCCACTGACATTGATACCTTCAGAAATGATGCTATGGTGAAGGACAACAAACTTTTTGTCGTTGTCCTTACCCCAAGCATTTAGAGTCTTGAAGAATACATCACGCTTCACTTTCTTGCCATCAATGACAGCACCAGTCTTAGATGTGATGTAAAGTACAGAATAATCACGCTCTTTCATTTCCTCCACAAAACTAGTGTTAGAAACAAGACCAACGATTATTTTTGTAGACTTTGCACAAATAAGACCCTTGTGAATAGATTCACTCTCAATGGTCTCTAGAAGGTGCTTACAATCTCTCTCAAACACGTTAGAGGAAGCAATGTCAAGTTGCTTCACACTGACGAGTGGAGGAACAATAAAACCACCATTAACAAGTTCAGGTGCAGGAACCTTGTAGATTACATCCCCATAAACTTCACCATCGTTCATTCCAGGTTTGTTAGCAACCGCAGAATGAACGGGAGTAGCAGTGTGGAAATAGCAGCGGTTAGCATTAGCAGAGAAATACTCTGTGGCAGGAAAGAAACTTTTCTGGACTGAGTTGTGACTTTCATCAAAGTGAATGGTGTGAACATTTAGACCTGCTTCTTTAATACGATGCAGGGAATGATATGTGGTAAAGATTAGTTGCTTACTGTATGCTCGATATGACCAATTGTGAATAGCATTTGGTTTGGTGCTACTAAAATGCTTAGTATCACCGCTGTGAACGTGCATCACAGCAACATTATCAATATGCTCAAGGAACTCAGAACAAAGTTGCTCTGTAAGTAGAATACGTGGAGCAACAACTACAACAATAGTTTTAGCACCATCGTTGGAATCAAAGATATTTTTGACATCAGTAATAATGGCAAGAGTCTTGCCTCCACCAGTCGGAACAATGATTTGACCCTTGTCAAATGCCAGCATAGCATCGCAAGCACGTTGCTGGTGAGGACGAAGAGTGATGGTCAAGTGGTTTCCGTGTCGATGAATATAATATAAAGTACTCTGACCCGAAAGTCAAGGTGCCTGTGACAGTTGTTTAAGTGGTTTTGGTATAAAGTTCAAAGTTATGATAATTTGGGTACATGGAACAAACTTTGTGCATTGCCCAAGTTTTTGATTTATATTTGCCAACATAAACTTCTTTATGAACTAAAACTCCAGACATGTCAAACACATCTGCATAATAGTCAGATTTCATTTTACAATATGCTCAATTGACTTGATCAGACTATATACAGATTTACCCTCCATGTCA